GTAGTTTTGAAAAGTTCACATTTTTAGCTGAGGCATGCGCGCGTTCTCCAATTATGCGGGAATGGTTTGCTGCCACTAGTGTGAAGTATTCGGATACAACTCAACTGCCACTCTACCTAAAGGATAAAGTTGCGCCGGGTGACTATAAGAAGTATGTTGCGAAGATACTTGATATCAAAGACGAGTTGAGCCAAATTGTTAAATCACGTAATGATCTGGCAATAGCTTATAACGATAGTTTAAAGCAACTAAAAGCTAAAGAGGACGACATTATTAGTAGATCTATTGGGCAAGATAATGTTCTTAAGATTCTGTTTTTAAACACAGAATCCCTACCTTTTAGTATTCAATTAAAGATTCAAGGATACGAGCCGAAAAATGCTAATATCGATGTGGCAACGTCGAAACGCCGCCTTGCACAAGAGTATTTAGTTCAGTTCAAGACAGGATTGTTAGATTTAGTTAGAGAGAAACCAGATATTGATCTTGATGCCGTTTTATCTGAAGTTGCTGTAAAGTAACCAACGTATCGAATTCAAAATTGGTTAAAGTGCTGTCGTATTATGATCGTTACAAATTTAAGTATCGTGATTTAATATGGCGGCCTCATCTTGATGCTAAGTTGTTTAAGAATAGTAATCCTAGTATATCTAGGAAAACTAGTAATAAGATCGGGTTTGAAGCGAGTTTTAATCAGCTCCTAAGTGACTTGAAGAAAGGAATGTATCGTTCGAAAATTGATGAAAACGTACTTTTGAAGAGGTATAAGAACTTTAACGTCTTTAAATTGGTGCAATCTAAACTCGATATTCTTCAGCTTTTTAAGAAGGTCGACTTAGAAGGTTATAAGACGCATTACCAAATAGATAAAACGAATCGTATTATTGGCTTTATGCCAGATTATATTGGTACCGTTCCATCTAGAGTAGTTCGTGCGAAAAATTATATCGCTGAATTTATTGCTGACAATCTTAATGACATTAAGGATGTTGTATCTTCATCTTGTTATGACGAATTAATTGACTCGATTAATTCACCCAGGGTAGTTTACTCTGGTGGATTTGAGACGTGCGGTGCACACTTACGTGAGTATTTTAAGAATAACACTACTGAGGAAATTTACGATCGTGATACTATCTTACGCATCGTAGGTCTTTCGAATTTTAAGTGGTTTGCTGCTCCGGTTTGTGAATTTTATAACGTGAAGGAAATTGTCGAAAACTTAGTAATTAATTTAAATGCGTTTTCTGGGCATTATACTTCTAGAATTTTTGGTAATAAGAAGGGCGATAGTGATGTGGTTTCTCGTAGTGTCGCTATGAGACTTTGGGAACGCCTACACGATAAGCCGTATAAGAATACTTAGCTCTGGTCTATACTTGGCAGGGAAAAGGATATTAAAATAAACTTCAAGAATACAGATATACGCGAAGTGGGAACCCGCGTAATTATGACTTGCGAGGCTCCGATTACCTATTTGCTTATGTGGTTTTCTCAGAAATTCAATTTTATTCTGGGTTATTCTAACTGGAATAATACATACAATGTCTGTGGAGAATTTAATAACGACAAATTCGTTAAGTTACACCAGAAAAAGTATGAATATGACTTTGAGTTGGAGGCGGACTGGTCATATTACGATTCCAACATCGATACCAACTTTCTGGAGATTGGTGCCGCCATACTATGTTGTGGTCTTCCAACGGATAAATTGCATTTAAATATTATGTATACTTTCATATCGTCGGTTGTGACTAAATACGTAATATTGCCGCCTGGGGCTGTTGTCGAACTTAACCGGGCGCAACCATCAGGTCATCCTGCTGGGACATTAGTAAATTGTAATGTGAATTTGATTTACTGGTGTATCATTGGATACATGATATATGGAGATGATTACGCTGATAATATGCATGTAGAAGTTTACGGTGATGATACTAGGGCTTATTTTAAATATCACAAGAATTTAATTTATATTGATGAGTATATTAAGAAGGCTGGTTTGAAGTCTGAGCCAGTTCTACCTAATATGAGGTCAACTAAGTTAAGTACTTCTAGTAATTTCTCAATTGACTATCTTAAGAGACGTTTTAATGAAGATGGCATTAGTTGGAATCACAAGAAAATGTTTGATAAGTTCTTATATCAATCTAAGAATCGTAATTTAAATGATCAAATTGGGGTTGTATTAAGCTTTTTAGAGTCTGTTCCGACGGATTCAGATTTGAGGGAGTTCTCTAAATTATTTGTAAGATGGATTAATAATAAGTATATAGCTCGGTTAGATAGAACAGCGAAGCGGAGGATATTAGCCTTTGAAGGTGTTCTTAACGGCGATGCGGGATTTAATATGAGATTTGATTATCAACTTGGTGATCGAGTCTATGATAGGTCATATGAGCGTGAGGTAAAATTGTTGTCGTTTTCTACTTTTAGGCCAAGCTTAGCTGTGGAGACTGATAGACTATTGATGAATATGAA